CTCATCGCGGGCCGCCGTTTGGGCACGGGTGGCCTCGGTAATCGCTGCGATTGTCGGGGCCTGCCTGCGCATGGCCCTGGTGGTGGCCGTGATCGACTCCACCGCCACACTGCCCGATGCGTTCCACGCTTTGTCCATTTCGGCCAGGGTGTTTTTCAGGCCACCCACCAGGTCGGCCCGTAGCTGGCGGGAAATGTCAGCCGCCGCCGCAAAATCGCCCCGCGCTATGCTCACGATGATGGCCGCCGCACCGCCAAGGTATGTGCCGAGCGTGCGAAACACGGCCCCGACTCCGAGGGCCACGACGTACAGGCCGCGCAGCACGTTGCCGAGCGTCTGCGCAATTTGGCGCAGCCGGTCGCCGGAGGTCATGGCCGTGAGAAACTGGTCGCCCAGGGCCGCCAGAGTGGGCAGCATCTGGGCCGCGATTTGCCGCCCAACACCCTGCACGCCCTGCCCGAGCAGGTCAATTGTGTCGCTGAATTGTTCCGCGTGCCGGATCGTCTGCTCGTCCATCGTAAGCCCGAGCCGATGCGCCATGGCGTCAAACTCGGCCAGGCCAGCGGCCCCAGCGTTGAGTAGCGGGATCATCTGCGTGCCGCCCTCGCCAAACAGGCGCACGGCAATTGCAGCTTTTCCTGCGCCGTCCTCGTAGCTGGCAAATGAGTCCGCCACGTCGCCTAGCACATCCCGCGTCGAGCGCAGCGAGCCATCGGCGTTTTTCGTGGCCACGCCCATGGCTTGCAGCTCTTTGGAGCCGGTGCTGATGGCGGTGCTCAAGCGCGCAAGGGCCGGCCCCATCCGATCAGCCTGCATGCCGCCCAACTGAAATGCGAGCTGCAATCCCGAGACCTGCGCCGCCGTCATGCCGGTGATGGCGGATAGCTCTGCCAGCCGGTCAATCGCCTGGATGGATTTGTGCACCCAAGCGGCGATTGCCCCGACAGAGAACGCACCGGCCAGCATCCCGGCAACGCCCGAAAATGCGCCCTTTATGCGCCCGGCCAGGCCCCCAACCCGGCCTTGCAGGTCGGCCATTTTGCGCTGCACGTCCGTTATGTCGGCAAGCAGGCGGATGGTGGTCGATCCGGCAATCACGGCTTTGCCCCCATGGCTATCCGGTCGGCAAAAATGGCGGCGATCTGTTTGTCAATCGCCCCGTCATCCTGTGGCCGGTCGCTCAGGCGCTCGATGTAGTACGGGGGGCAGTCGTGCGCATCCGCCGCGTTGCTGGCCGCCAGATAGTCGCTGCTCAGGGTGCGGATCGCCCGCGCTTCCCACGCTGCGAGCTCTATGCCGGTGTTTTGCTGCCATGCAGCAATCTCGCTGTGCGAGAGCGGCACTGGCCCCATCGCGCCGTAGCCCACTGGGCCTGCGTCGAACAGATACCCGGTCAGGTATGCGGCTGCGCCTTCGGGCGGCAGACAGGGCTGCGCGCCCTTGGCCTCGATCTGCTGTAGCCTGCTCATGCGCGGGGCCTCTGGTTTGGTTGATGTACGGCTTTTGGTCTCGGGCGGCTTGGGTGCAGCGTGCAGCCAGGCCAACTGCTGCACGTAGGGCCTGACCTCGTCGATCAGGCCGCCGTAAAATTTGCCCAGTCCGAGACGGCCTTGCTCACCTGATCGGCAATGAATCCGATGGCCGGATCGGCATAGGCCGCCTCGAATGCGTCTGCGCTGCCCTTGTATTCCCACCCGTTGAAGCTCACGGTGCAGGCGGCCAGGAACGTGGCGTTTTCTCGCAATTGGTCTTCGGCGCTCAGCTTGACCTTGCCGCGCTTGGCCATCACGTCCATGAGCCGCTGTGTGCGCACAGCTTGAGCACGCTGGTGCGGCTTGCTGCCGGGGCCGTAGATGGTGACGCTCAGCGGCTTGCCGGCATCGTCTTTGAGCGGCGCGTCGTTTGGCCCGACCAGGTCGAGCGTGAACGTGTCTTTGGCGGAAATGGATGTGATTTCAAACATTTGGAGTTACCTTGTAATCAAACAGCCGGCACGGGCACCACGCCAACACCGCCAGCGCTGGAGGTGATTTCGAGCTGCACAGTTGCGGCCACGATTTGATCGACCGAGCCGATGCCGACTTTCCAGCTCATCACCTGAGCCAGAAAATAGTAGCGGTCACCGCGCTGGGTGCGCACCTCGAAAGCGTGCGCATTGTCCGACAGGCTGGCGGTGTTCATGAGCGTCTGGCCGGCATCGGCGGTGTTGAGCGCAAGCGTGAGGCTCATCGTGCCTTCGTTGAACGAGCCTTTGAATTTTTGCGTGGCGCGGGTGCCGATAGGGTTGTGCGTGATGAGGTTGAACTCGCGTCCAAACTCGCCCATGTCGGTGATCTCGCCCACCCTGGGGTTGGCGGCAACCGGCAATGCCGGGAAAATCAGCGCATAGCCTGCTGCGTCAAACGTGGCAGGCAGTGCAGCGGAAATGCGCAATGTTGCGCCAGCAGCGGATTGGATAGTCATGATGATGCTCCAAAAAATCAGGGTTAGGCGATGAGGCTCAGGCGACAGACGCCAGTGCCGTCATGGAATGCGTTTGTGACTCGAAACGTGCCCGCTGCGGGGCCGGTCAGGATTTGCAGCGGCTGGCCCTCCGGGGCCGGTGGCACTTGGGCAGAGCGCAGCAAGAAGCTCGGGGAGCTCCCCGCTGCCGCTCCGTAGCCGACCAGATCGGCGTTGTCGTAGCCCGCCTCGACGATGCCGCGCACCTCCACCGCGCCCAGCAGCGCACGGCTGCTGAACTCGGCAAAAAACGGGGCAAGGTCGTCGGTGAACATGGCGTCAGGCGATGGCGTCAACCATGGTGGCAAACGATTCGACGTGCCGCACCGCTACATCAACCTCTTGCAGCGCGATCAGTCGCACCGCGCCGGTGGTGCTGCTGGTGTACGGGTCGACTGTCAGGTCGAGCGTGCCCCACATGCCGATCACGAGGTCGGAAAAATTGCCGAAGATGATCGCGGACAGGTTGGTGCCGGTGCCACGTGTGAGGTTCGACGGCACCGCGTTGGTGACGGCGGCGCTGTAGCCGTTGACGGGGGTCGTGCCGTTCTCCCAGATGAACCCGTTTTGCCCGGTGACTTTGCTGGTGCTTTTCAGGCGGCCACGCACACGGGCATTGGTCAGGTATCCCATCGCGCCCACATCGGCGTTGGCCGTGGCGACGTTGGTCTCGAGGTCAATCATGTGCTGCCAGTTTGGTGCCAGCCCGTTGACGCCGCCGACCACGCTCGGGGTGATGCGGGTCAGCAGGCCAGAGGGCTGCCCAGCCGCACCGGTGCCGTTGATGCCCGCTTGCTGGATCGCGAGACCCATGACCTGCGCCAGATCGCCCTGCACCATCGCCTCCACGTCGAGGCTCGATTGCAGCAGCAGTTTGCGGCTGATTTCGGACCATGCGCCAAGGGTGCGTGGGCTCATCGTCACCTGCAAAACGCTCAGGTTCGATTCTGCCGGTGCCACGTTTTCCGCCACCCAGTGAGTCGTTGCGGAGCCGGACAGGCGGGGGATGGCGATGTTGCCGACGAGGCCGGTCAGGAATCGCGTGCCCATGCCGGGCAGCACCATGGCGTTGCGCAGCAGGTCGATATAGCTGCCGGTCAGCAGATCGGTGGCGATGAGGTTTCCTGCCGCCGATGGCGTGCCAGCCATCAAGGTGCGCTTTTGCACCTCGATTGGCACGAGCAGACCCCGCGCTTGTTTCCCGAGTTTGGCGGCCACGGCGTCAGAGCACTCGCGCTCGAATGCGGCAGCGCGCTGGGCGGCTTGGTCGGTCGGGTTGGCCAGCGCATTGATGGCGCGCATGAGGCTGTACTGGCGCACCTCTTTTTTGTCCATGCCGACATCAGCGGTGGGCACGGGTTTGGACGCCAGCTTCTCGATGGCCTCGCGCTGGAATGCCTCGACGGTCAGGCCGCGCTGGATCGCGCTCATAGCCATGTCGCCGCCGCCGGGGAGGGTGGCTGCGATTTTGGAGATTTCGGCGGCGTGGTTGCGCTCCGCCTGGGGGGTGTTGGTGTCGCTCATTTTGACCTCGATGTGAGTGGGTGCCGGGTTGCGGCTGGGTTCGGATGCGCTGCGCCCCACGCCGACGGTTGCGTCAGCGGGCACGGATACCAGCGAGATTTCGTAAGGCTCCCAGTCGGTCACGCGATAGGTTTCCAGCCCATCTTTGGTCTCGACCAGAGTCGCCTTGTGGATCATGTAGCCGACCGACACGCTGCGGCGGATGCCGTCGCGCACGTCCTGCCAGACCTCCTCAGCACGTGCGCTTTTGCCGAAGCGCACCACGGCGCGGGCAACCTTGTCCTCGCCGATTTCGACGGCCTCCACCACGCCGACGACATCATCGGCGCTGTGGTTGACCAGTAAATTTGCACCACTGCGCAGGCGCTTGACGTTCACGGCCCTGGTGGTGATGTCCAAAACCTCAACGCCCCAATAGCGCTCGTAGGGCGTCTC